GAGGTGTGTGGTAGGCAAGAGATATTTGAAAAGCTTTTGTAGGCTCAAAAATTTTTTACCCCAAAAATATTTTGAAAAATTATTTCCCAAAGAAAATCCCCCCAAAAAAATCCCCAAAAAATATTTTTGCCGAAAAATGAACCCTAAAAATTTAGTCCTTGTTGTTCCTTAAGAATTGAAACTAGTTCGTTGGATTGTGGTTTTTACAACTTCTTCACTGACACATCTTTGTGTTCTGTTACGGCTCGAGTGCTTTGAATTGCTGTCCACAGTGTGTTTGCCTTTTCATCAGTTTGTTCTACGTCTGTCTGGTCTGAAAGATATTTTTGAATTTGACTTATAGCGTCTTCCTTTTTGAGTGTTTTCATTCTTTTGCTTGTTCTTACAGAGATTTCTCCACTCTTTCCATTGTGAGATACATTGCATACGTCTAATGAAGTCGCTTCCATAAATCCTAAAACTACCGCTTTCAGAGCTTTATGTTTATCTCTAATTTCTTTTCCTTGTGCGTTATGTGCCTTAAGCATTTGGTGTGTCTCAACAAGGTTTTTTATGGCTTGTTTGAATTGTTGCTTATCATCACCGTCCATTGGGTTAGTTGAAAATGGACAGAGAAGTTTCCTTTAAGTCTATAAACATTGATATATGAACGTGCCACAAATACTGTATTCATGATTAGGTAACATACCGGTCGGTATGGTGATACGAAGCATTGTAGGGTCAAGTATGCCATTTAAGTGTACCGTTCCCATGACAGAAGAGAGACTGGGGTCGAAGAAAACTCCAGATTTGAAGTCATTTATGTTTACACTCGTTTCAAAGTGGTAAGGTGCTGCTGAAAGGACAGGGTCTAGTCTAATGTTTGCTGATGTGTTTACTTGTGAGAATGAAAAATCGCCCGTGTAGATGTACGAGGTATCATTTTCAACACCGGTATATGGTAACGAGCTTGGTTTCAATAAAGCATCAATGTATAATGAAACAATGTTCTTCATCTTGTAGTATTGTACTGTACAAGAAGAGTCGGAAGTGAAATGAGTATTGTTAATGATGGTTGAAGTTACAGAGCCTTCTATATTCCAGGGTCTAGAAACTTCGTCTACAATAAATGTAGATCCTGGGAAAGATGAATTTCCTTTCATATAAGCACCCGGCATCTGGATAAAGTAAAACAAACTTATTTTGTAAAGATCAACAGTCGCGCTTGCATTTTATAGGTAATTAATGAAGCCATCACATGATTTATTCATTACATTTATTCATTATTTTTTCAAGTTCACTATTCATGCAGTTTATACAACAAATTATTTTGACGTTTGGTATGGTTTTAATTATAGCAACATGTGTTTCGCATGGTTCATGACATATTGCACAAACTTTAATTTTACTGCACTCGCTTCCCATATTATCACTGCTTGAGTTTTTATTTAAAGTGTTGTAAGATTATGTTATAAATATGCAAACAGTCGATTTATTTTGCGGGTGTGGAGGATTTTCTCAAGGTTTGATGGACGCAGGGTATGACATTAAGATGGGTATTGATTATGATGAAACAATACTTGAGACTTACAGATCAAATTTCAATCATACTGCTTTGAAACACGATTTGCATGATTGGAAAAAAGCAGTTAAATTGATAAATGAAAATGTTCCAAATTGTAATGTGATTGTGGGTTCTCCTCCCTGCACTGAGTTTTCAAGAGCGGGTCAACAGTTGGAATCCGAAATAGCTAGCTTGACCGTGTGTTTTGCCAAAATTGTCGTTTCAATTCTCCCTAGTTTTTTCATAATGGAGAATGTTCCCGACGTGTTTCAATCCAACTCGCTTTCTGAAGCAGTAAGTATTCTTATGGAGTATGGATATTCGGTGACATCTGTGGTGAAGGATGCGCGCTACACGGGTGTACCACAGAATAGACGCCGTTTCTTTATGATTGGGTGTGCTTCTACGACAAAAAACCATGTTATTTTGTCTGAGATATTTCACGAGGCAAAAAAGAATGACGAAGTGATAGGCGTCAAAGCATACTGTGAGAAGTTCGGGTTGGATTGTCCTGATTTTCTATACTTTTTCCCGCGCAACAAGTTCCAGGCACAGGTGGTGGATTCAAAGTTTGCCTATCCGACCATGAGATCCACAAACGGGGTTTGTATGAACAAAAATCCGCTCACGCCAGGGTACATCAAAAGACCAAATGACGCGGCAGAGTTGGTCGATGCGACAACAATATCCATTCCTCTCGCATCTGCGATATCGTCATTTCCTCTGACATTCTTATGGCCTGACAACCGAAAGTATGTCGGAATACAGTTAGGAAATTGTGTTCCTCCGGGTCTGTCTATGTGGATAGGCGCATTGGTGGCTAGGCATATGGAGTTTGTGGATATAATACCAGAAGACAGCGGTGTATGGATTATGAAACCGTCTGAAAAGACAGTGAAAAAGACTTCGCACCGAGCAATGTTTTTTGACAAAATTTTGCAAAATGGAGCTGATGTGAATCATAGTTCAATACAAATAAAGCAGTTGGAAAACACGAGGGTAAATAAAGTAAATGGAGCGTTTCGAAACTCAGATATTTCTGATAATCCCTGCGAAATTTATTACGAAGTAGGATCTGTGAGAGAAATAGACGAAGCAGCAATGTATACCATGGGATTTGAACTGAAAAAGGGCTGGACATTTCTAATCAAAGAAAGAATCTGTCAGAAATCTCGCATAGATGATTTATTTGTGATAGTTCCTGGTCAAAAAGTCCCTTTCCGTGGGAAAGCAATGCTTGTTAAAAACAATTTGTTGATTTGTTAAGATAGTGCCACGTAGCTCCGAATTCATAAACACATGTGTCCCTTGTGGTGATTCCAAACACATCTACTTCTTCTGCACCAGTCATGTTGCTGATCACACGTCACTCAGATAAAAGGACCAGGGTCTTGAAGCTGCCGTGCGGCACATTTGCAAGTTTACCACGTGAATATTTGATGATGGGGGACGACCGTTCTGACCCAACCTCCTACATTTCCCAATGCGACCCGGTCAAAGTCTACCACAACGCCGGCACTCTATCCCTTACCAACAAGCAAAAATTTCTGCTCTGTCGTGACAGTGATGTACGTGAGCACAACAATGTTATGTCGAACATACAAGCTTCAGATGGTATCTGCTTCTGCCCGGAGCGAATAATCGGAAGAGACCACGCCACATTTTCCTTCACTTTGACGACGAATCCAGAGGGATTGGGCTTGGCAAAGGAGGAAGATGACGAGAGGTCTGAGGAAAGCGAGGAGGACCTGGTTCTGCGATCGTACTTTCTTCATGGTAAAGCGACCAGTGATGGAGAGCCGGAGGGTGCGGAGGCGGCTGACTTACGAGAAACCTCAGCTGGCACCACCCCTGGCGAATGGAGGAAGAGGAAGCTGCCAGTCACTTTTACTTCGCAGTCTTCATCTAGCACTAGGAAGAGCACACAATAAACGGACCTTTTTTTTTGCTGTTTTCCACATATATAATAGTTGTGATTTTTTGATCTTTTTTGATCACCTATAATAATGAAAAGAAAAAGATCTAAACCTAATAATTCCAACTCCAATTACTCCTCCTATAACGAAAACAATCCCAATAATGTGTCTAAAAATCTGATAAAGGACTTGATAAAAAAAGTAGAAAATCAATCTATATTAGAAAACCGCGCAAAAACAAATGAACGAGCAATTGATCGTCTTAAAGCACGCGGAAAAACAGTGATACCTCGTACTATGAGAAAACCTGTTAATTTTGGTCTGGATAGTATGGGTCAACGGTTGGGTGTGTGGATTCCACCTAAATTAAAATTTGATCCCGAAGGGAAGGTAAACATATCATACAGAACTTTTTACAACCAAGACCCTAAATTAAATCCAGAAGCTTCAAAATTACATATCAACAATGCTGACTTTCCGAGTTTCAAAATGAACCTAATCCCAAATAAATCTTCTGGACAATTCTACAGAGTATTAAAATATAAGAACACACCCTACCCACAACCCATCACAAGGATTTTCAACAACAGTAAGGGATTCAAGCGATCGCTTTCGAAGCAATCGCGGTTACATGAAAACTGGTTCGAATTGTTGAAATACGCAAATAAAAACCAAAATAGGAGAAATGGGAAACAAGGATTGATTGACAAGACTCCGGTGAATGCTATATTTTCGGGAACATTACTCCTGCCAACGTATACTCATTACCATAAAGCTCCTGATAATAGTACAAGCCAAATATTGAGAATGAGACGTCCTTTGATACGTCGTATGTCAGGGTTAGGGGCTGTCTTTATACCTGAAAAGTCTCTAAAAAATTATTTGCAACAATTTAAAAATTAGTTAAAGGTCTGGGGCTGCACGATTCAGTGCATCATACAACATTTTGATTTTCAAACTAAAGGTGTCTACTTGCTGTCTAAACTTAATTGGCTTGGATAACTCATGATCGATGTCCGTAACAAGATCTGCATATCTTGCTGAAAAAGCATAATGTTTTTCCGTTTTTCCTGAAAAATTGAAAAACTGAACCATAGCAGAAGTAAGTGCGGTCGTCATGAAAGCAACCATTTCCACGTATGAAATATATTCATTATCTTTTAGTGCAGCAGACAGTGGTGCCATAATCATTGGTACCATGAGACTTGGGAGTCCATAAAAAACATTCTTTTTCTTACATGCACGTGCACCTTTGTCGTGAGCTTCAGAAAGAGAATTGCTAGAATCTCTCCACTGTCTGATCAAATCCTCTTGTGGTGAATCCCAGGGTTCTTCATCTCTCTGCACATCTCTCTCCACCACATCTCTCTCCACCACATCTCTCTCCACCACATCTCTCTCCAAATCATCGTTCGCCATGCTGAAATGAATAATTTGAATTCTTTTAATACTAATATTGCCTCGGTAAGCCTCGGTAGGGGCCTCGGTAAGCATCTTTGAAAGTAAGCCAATTTACAAGCATCGCTTGCACACTTCCAATTCTGCCTTTCAGCGATTTTACGTCGTTCCGGCTCTGATCTGTTAATAGTCATCCGAGTCGTAGTCCTCTCTTTTCCATAGATTGGACCGATGCTCAGTGAAGATCTCATATGACGTGGACTGCTTGAGACGCTTTATGTCGTCCGTGTTGAGCTCGCGCTTGTGATTGTCTATCACTGCTATGATAGCAATACACTTTGCATTCTTCAGCTTTTCGACCTGGTCCACTGACAGCATATCCATCTTGATACATGTGTCTGAGGTGTTGAGCACGATGGAGCCCGGTATCCAGACCCGGAAGAACCGCTGCTTGGACTTGGACTTGTTCATCTCGGCCCATTCGAGCGTGTCCTCGTCGGTCCACTTGGGCATCATGGGCAGACCCCACCACTTCTCTGTAGGAGGCAAGAACATGTCGATTTCGTTGTGAAACTTCTGGACCTTCTCCTTGTACTGTTGATCACGTTCGCGTTTCGCGTCCCTCTTCTGCTTCATCTCATCCATGGATGGATTCTTGGCCACACGGAGCTCGGAATGGAAGTCGTGGTAGCCGTCGATGCTGGCGCCCCGCCACGCTCGCGGCAAGTTGGCACCCACGATCGGTTTCACGCATTCGTCGATCACGCTTTGGAACTCGTCGGGGGAGAGGTGTCTCTTTGGAGTCACCTGGATGCTCGCCGGCATGCCACCACCCGTGGACCTGTCAACCCACTTCACCGTGAACAGCTGACCAACTTTGAAGCGACTCCGCAACTCCTTCTCTTTCGTTTTAAGCGATTCGATCGTGGACTTCATGTTGTTGATATTGCTCGGCATTGCGTATGCTAGGTCACACATCCCGTCGTCCGTCTCGTCGTCCGTCTTCTGTTTCTTCGACATCCAATCCTCTTCGTCTTCGACCTGCGCTTCCGGGCGCATCTCGGTCGAGCGCTTGTTCTCCATGTTCGGAAGGTCTCCCTGCGTTTCCGAGGTAACAGTATCAGGCATGGCAGATTCTGGCACGCTTGTTGGTGGTGAGCTTGTTAATTTCTGACCACAAGGGAACAGTTTGACGAGCCACATGCGTTCCTGTTGCTTTTTGACCTTACGGGTGAGCTCGCAAGTTCTGATTGAAGGTTCCCCTCTTATTTTACATACTGCATTTAAAATCACTGTTGTTTTACTACATCATTTGCCAAACATTTGACACACATGATAAAGAAGTCATGTACGGTTCGAGCTTACTGGATGAATGACACTACCAGGAGTACAACAGTAACTCCTCCTAAAAGATCCAAGTTGTCAACTCCTTCTATGATCGACTCGTCAGAGTTTCCTGCACCATCTGCACCATCATCTGCACCATCATCTGCACCATCATCTGCACCAGCATCTGCACCAGCATCTGGTGGGTTCGCTACCGGTTTCGGACAGTCTGTTAACGTATAGGCCTTTACGTCAGGGTTAAGGTTATTTTGTTGAACGACTCTTTCACCACCATTGCAATATCCATGACGTCCATCACTCAGGTCGTTGATCACTATGTGTTTGAAGCCTCTGTTCTTCGCCTTACATAAGCACTGTTTGAGACGCTCTTGTGGGTTTGCCCAATTCACCCCCTTATGTATGGGTCTGCCATCATCTGCATATGCAGAGCCCCAGGTGTACAGAGTGACTGGACCGGTGTGAGCTGTGCGAGTACGCTGAGCACTTATTCCACAGCCGGTAGTTGAGCAGTCCATTGTATGTACATCTGCACCAGTGTCTGCGTCCGCTGGTGCCGGAACCGAAATGGGACAGTCTGTTAACGTATAACCTGGTCTAGCCTCGGAAAGTGTACTATTTTCAACCAGTCCTTCAACACCGTTGCAATATCCATTATATTTTCCATAATCGACCATGTGTTCGTCACCGAGCATGTGTTCGAAACCTTTCCTTTTGTGTTCATCATCAACCATTATTAAGTGTTTGAACCCTTTGCTTTTTGCTTTGCATAAACATTTTTTCAGACGTTCTTGGGGGGTTGCCCAGTTTGCTCCCATATTTATATTTCTTCCATCACCTGAATATACGGAACCCCAAATGTACAAACTTTCTTCCCGCCCGATTCTATTAGCCTTCCTATGAGTGTGCTCAGCACTTATTCCACAATCAGTAGTTGAGCAGTCCATATGATAACATAATTATATAAAAAAACCGGTTGACTCAGCTATTTGACAATGACAAGTATTTCGGAAAGAAAATGATCACTTAGTTAGAAGCTCGGCAAGCTTGGCTGGCGGGTAGTACCCAGGGTACATTTGCCCATTAATTTGCCATGTAGGGAATGCATCTATACCCTTGGAGGAGCAGAGTTCCTCCTGGTTCTCACAGTCGACATAGTCCAGGCCACGGGGGTCAGCTTCTGTGATGTTTAGTTCGGCCAGCTGTTTCTTGGTAAAGCCACACCACGAGGCGCCATAAAAGGTTGCGCCGCTGTCTATTAGCTGTTGCAAGACATTTGATGAATCGGAGGGTAGTGGGGGAGCGGCGGGTGTTGGGGTTGGGAGTACTTCTGCAGGCGGTGGTGCATTTCTCATGGCAAGGAAGACAAAGAAAAATGAGAGTGCTAAAGCGAGTGCATAAAAAAGGTTTTCAATCTCATCAAATTCGTCCATGACTATATTGTAAGTGTTCTATTTCAATTCCATTAGTTCAAACGCAAAAAAATATTAATACCTAATATATAATGCCTAATACTTACAAATACAATACAAAAGGAGAAAACGAGATTCGAAAACTTATGTTAGCACTGCGTCTTGGATCGCATGGTCCATTAAGTAAGTTAGGTAACGTTCGCAAAACACGCGAAACACGCGAAACACAAAAGAGACCACGTAAAAAGCTATCTGGAGGTCCACCCGGTACTTGGACTGGAAGGAATGCTAATGGCTTTCCTATTTCTGAAAGGTTTGAAACTCGTGTTGATCAAGGTGTAAAAAAATGGCAACAAATCTTAAAAAATCAAAAAGCAAAATCACGCCCTAAACCTTTATCAACCTCCAGAAGCAATTTATCAGAACGTATAAGACAATATCTAACTGCAACAGAAAAAAAAGAAAAAAAGTCTCCAACCACTCATAATTCACCATTCAAAAGCAATAGAAATGTGTCAGAACGTATACTGCTTTTTAGTCGTTGATTGTATAAAACGCAAAAGCGTCCTCACGCATTGCTCTAACACCTGCAATCCAAATACAGTCTCTTGGTACATTTCCGATCGGGCATAGTCTAATATCTCGAACCACGGTAATATTTCTTTTCATGAATGGTGCTTCATAAAAGTCTCTTTTGAATGTTCGTGCAGTGACATCGTTTGTTTTGCAGAATTGTTTGTAGAGCCTCTGAAATTCGTTTTGATTAACGTAATAGTCAGGATGATACTCGATTTTTCCATTCTGAAGGAAGTTTTCCAGAGAGTTAGTTTGTGCTGCATTTTCTTTCCTTAATTCAATGAAATATTCTGGCAGGCTATCCCAAATTCTAGATTTTACTTCTTTGGTTTTCTGAAGGTATTCTTCATTGCAACGGACTAGAATGTGACCCAGTTCCTCTTTCAATTTTTCTGGCATGCGAGGGTCTACGTGTTGAATTATCTGTCCAAAATGGAAGTCAACACGCCTTCTGGAAACACTTTCACCGTTGTCTTTGAACTCTATCGTCTCGTTAGAACCCATCATACCCGGGAGATCGAATGGATCGAATTCAATAGTCTCAACTGCGTATTTTTTTGCTGACGCGAGACGTCCGCCTTCTACAACCTGCTGAAATTGCGCCTGGTCACAATGTTCTGCAAAGTTTCCTGTTATTTCGGGTGCGAGCCACATCCATTTTCCTTTGCATTTGCTCCATCCGTATTGTTTTTCCAAATTATTTTGGATGTATGCCACATCTTCTGGGTCAAAAAAATTGTACACAACGTTGTCTATGGTCGTGCTCTTTCCTGAATTACCGACACCTATCAGAAGGAAGAAAATTTGCCATTTCTCAAGAGTCAGAGGTGAAGGTGTGCTGGCAATTGGATGAAGCATTCGGCCACATGCCGCACGGAACCATGATTTCACTGGTTCTGTCCATCGTTGATGTGTACTGATTTTTTCGAATGTGATAGGGTTTGCACTCTCTGGAGAAAGCGGAAGATTACAGTCGTGAAAGCATGCTGCAACTTTCCCTCCTTCCGTCATTCGTTTCAGAATTGGATCCGTTGATGGATTTTGATGTTCAAATATTATCATATGAGATTTTGGCGTGAATACCCCTCTTTCATCCATAACGGATGTGATGTAGATTCCGTTATTAAATGCATGTATTCTTCTTTCTTTCTGTAGATCCATAAATTCGTGTTGCACCATTTGCGTAAGAAAATCGATCACGAATTGGATATTTCCTTTTGAATTTGTAGCATTGTCAAAGTTTTCAGAATGTAGATGAGAGTTTATGTGCTGCCAGACAAAATCTTTTATAGAACACTTTTTTTTCCATGAATACGTGTAAACTCCATTTATGACCACTGGTATCATGACGTTATCACGGTATCTTTTGTACCCGAGAATAGACAGAGTCTGTAAAATGCTCAGAAGAAGCTTTTGGTGTGGAGTCGATTTTATTTCGGCTGAGGCTCTGAAGCGTTTTCCAAACATTGTAATGGAAGATGTTGCCCCTGGTATGTTTCTGATTGTATCGGTTCCAGTCGAGAAGAGGTTTTGTAGATGAAGAATACCAGCCTGGATGTTTTCCGCATAGTAGAGTATCTCGAGGAGACGCGACACTCTGTATTGGGCATCGTCATCATGTAGTTCGCGGACATTGGCTGTGTCTGCCATTTGAAACATGGTGTTCATCATGTCACCAAATTCGGACAAGCGTCGTTTCCTTGATTCGACTAGGTCGGTATGAACAGGCGTTAAAGTCGAGTCGGGTCCTCCTGTCGATTCTAACATTTGATGCAAAATGTCGCCATTTTCATACGTCGTGGGATCAGTGGATTCATTATCTTCGGCTTCGCCGGCCGTTGAAGAAGCCGATGTGGTAAGAGGTAACAGTCTGTTGACCAAGTCTACCGTGGACCGGTATGTCAGGATACTGGGATTGGTTCCAGAAATTTCCATTTCACCTGGTCTCAGCCCCCAATTTTGCTCCATACGGTCTAAAAGAGGATGAAAACTCAGATCGGAATCCATCTTGTTATAACAGTATATTTTGAACTCTTTAAATAGCGATTGGATACGTTAAAATTGTTCAAAATGGTTCAAAATGGTTCAAAATGGTTCATTTAAAATGGTTTAAAATAAGTATTTAAAAGAAAAAGTATCCAAACAAATAACATGAACGTAAAACTCACAGAATTGAACATAACTGATATAACCACCACAAACCATAGTATACCAGAGATCATTCATTTTTTGCCAGGTTGTGAATCATGGATAGAATCATGGAAAGAATTGAATCCTGAATTTGTCATTATTTCATGGGATAGCACATCACTGCAAAAAATTATGAAAAATAGTATAGCTAATAATATTCAAATAGATTATGCTAAGGATGACTTCATCGTATCTTCTGTTTTATGCTATCATTATGGTGGTATCGTGATCAGCAAGCCCGAAAAATGTTATGTAAGCCTTCGAAATTTACTGGGGTGCCTTCCAAATACATTACTTGCTGTATTTGCACTAGGAGGGAGTAGTCTCTTGGACAATAGTATTATTATATCTTCTGCAAAGATAAGTGCATTCAATTCGCTGATGGAGTACTTTTTAAAAGCTCAAAACAAATCATCAGCAGTATTTAGGGATTTTGTGAAGTCGTCTATGGATGCTTCAAACGATGGTGCTATCGTGTGCTTACATTCAAATGTCAAGGACCAGCTAACTAAGGCGCCTAAAATACAGTACAATAAGAACCTCGCGTCACTTGAGAGTATGCTCCCCTCCTCAGATTTTTTTAAAATCATCAATCCCTCAACCCTGTCGGGTGAAATTATGCCATGGCTTACTCAGTTGGGCAAGAAGGAAACAGACTTATCGACAGAAAAAATAGGTATACTTGTTATCGATAACGAAACATTCAACAAAGAAGCGCCCGTACCTGAAGCGATTGGAGCCGTTATGGCATTCCAAGATGTCGTATTATGTGATGATGCTATTGTCATCGTCGCACAGTCGCCCCCGGGGGGTATTGGTGTTGACATGATGCTTATACCACAACTCACGATGATGAACGGCAAAGAGATTTACCGAACAGATCATGTCGCATGGAAATTGACTAAATCGTGATTTTAGGGGAATGGCTTGCCACAAGCAAAGCACGTTGTCAGTCCCTCACGCACGACCGTTTCCGCTCCGCACACACACGAGCGCGTGTTTTGAAACCCCGATAGAACATCCTCGGCTATCTGCATGTTCTGAGGCATATCGCGCATCTGACGTGCGTTTTCTTCACCAACGACAGCGTACACCGACCTCTTGGTGTACCCGATGTGAACCTTGTTGTTGAAACACTCAACACAAACATGCATGGGGTCTCCGTCCTTCTTTTCGTCCTTCTTTTCGTGCACGCAATCGTGCTCCTCGCTCAGGGTCTTCTCACAAACATCACACGAGAGTACCACGCCCATCTTTATCAACACTCGTCCAAGGCAGCACGGATGCTCCGGTTGGATTTGAGTAGTTACACATGTGTACTTTGTTGAGAGGACTATTACGAGAAGCGAGGGGAGAGGGCCTAGGCTTCTTCTTTCTCTTTCTTTTTTAAAGTTTAGAAAAGAAAGAGAAAGAAGAAGCCTATAGGCCATGGGTGGTCAGTGACCTCCATGGAATTTACACATGTGTTCCCTTGTGGTCGTGAAGCAAACGTCCACGAAGCAAGCGAGCATCCATGTCGAAGAAGCGCGTGCGCTCGAGCGTCAACAAGATCCCCTGGGATACCGACTTCACCAAGGGGTGGCACAAGTCCTTGGGGAACAAGAAGCGACACGAAGGGGACATCGCCGTCTCAAACGGCATCGTCAAGGGCTTCCGCAAACTGAGTATTACGAAGCGCCTCAATCTAGCAACGAAGTTCAATGAGCTTCAGCGCCAATACACAGACTCCATGGAAGCATACATGCAAAAATACGTAACGTCTGACGTAAAGCCTGACAAACACAAGGACATCCACTCGTATTTTGACGATTACTTCTTCGAGAAAATGAAGGACGACGACTGGAAGTGCAAAGTGGAACCCGCGAATGAGTTTGGCGTTCAGGTCCGAGATGATATGCCAGCAGGCGTCTTAGCGCAGCTCGGCTATTTGGTCGATACCGGACTACTTGTCTACGAGTAGCCAAGCCATCACACCTACGATTACTCAGATACTTCGTACCTAATCTTTTTGTTGTCGTGTCCCCAAGTTATTATATTGTCTTTTGAAACGGTATAGTATTTGGTCATAAATCGGTCACCATATACAGGATGAGTTTCTTCAAAATCAATAAGAATTCTTTCAGAATGAGTTCCAAAATATCCAAATTGTATATTTGCAAAAATATTATCAATTTTTACCCTCATTTTTACCTTCATTACACTTTTATTCTCTTTTTTAAACTAAAATATTTTGCTGCATCATAATACAACATTTTCATTTGAAGTTTTCAATACCCACATAGAATGACCGTATTTTTTAACGATAGAATAATCACAAGTACCCCATTCTGAATTGACGCAATTTAAATATTCAAATTTTAATGACGTATCGTCATAACCAGTCACTACAATGGCAATGTTACCTAAAGCGTCTGCCCTATCTTTGGGTTCATTAATATTGTATTCAAAAATTTGATCTTTGTTAAATATCTCCAAACATGCAATGATTGGATATCCCATACACAGTGCACGTTTCATTGTTTCAAACTTTACTTTGAAATATCCTATACTTTTGAAATTCTGCGCTTGCAAAAAGCATTCTTCAGAAGGAAAAAGAAAATTATCAGGGCTCTCGGCATATTCACTTTCTTCACAAACTCCAAATTTTTGAATTGACTTGATTGCCATACGAGAAGATACAACATTCAAAGATTTCATCGTTTGATCAATGAATTGAACGCTTGGACGAAACAAAGTAACTGTTGCATATGATAGAACATATGCGACAGCATAAGATATACTTGAATACTGTACGTCTACATTATACATACAGGGCATATTACTTTTAAGAGTTATTGAACTGGGAAGGACGCCAGTTTCAGCAATAAAAGTCCAATCACGATGACATTCAACATCTCTCCTCAAATCAAAAATATTGGACTCCATATTTTCAAAAGTTTTTTCCATATTTTCAAAAGTTTTTTCCATATTTTCAAAAGTTTCCATAGTTTCCATATTTTTTTCCATATTTTCAAAAGTTTGTTCTACGCCACTGATGCTGTAAGTGATACCCATACTTCTTATGATATGAAATCATTTAAATTAAAGATAGTGGGATTAATAATTTCACTCATGAAAATTCTGAATTGATCTTTTTTGGTTCTTGTACTTCTCGTGTAGAAATTTGAAGTAAAACAAAAAAAGCAACAGCAAGCAAAACGATTCTGACTATGTTTTCTCCGTTTGTTTTTTTGTTCGAGTTGTCTCTTACCAAGCACATGTGCCTCACAGTTCTTTGTTCGACCAATGGTCTTTGCAATCGCATCTTCTTGTTATAGTTGCATTTTTTTTCGTAACATATGGTAACGACATGTTAGAAGTTAATTCCAATGTAACCAAAGAGAACAAAAGGAAGTTGTTAAGAGTTGCTAAGGGCACAGTGAAAAATTACTATTTGCCTAGATATCAAAAGAATGAATCAGCCAAAAGAAGGGGAAATGCAATGCAGAGGGTTGCGGGAATTGCTTACGGAAGCGGTTCAGACCGGGTAAATGACAAGAATGTATTAGGAAGAATGATACCTACTGCAATGAGAATCAGAGTCGCAAACAACACAAAAAGCTTTTCCAAATACAACAATTTTCTTAATGAAAAAATGAAAAACGCAGTGAATAAAAACAAAAATTTCCGAAATAACCCCAACAATTATAATCACATCATAGTAAACTTAAAGTCAAAAAGCGTCACAACAAAGAAGAAAACGAGTGGGAAAGAAGGCATGAATTCTTCCAATACAGCCGTTACAAGACTGCGTCCAGGTCAAACATTGAGGAAAATACCTTGGCAATGGTCATGTCCGATTCAATCAGAAATGCAGTCCCATCAGTATACGGGTGCAATCACTTCAACACGACTTGGCAACGACAATACTCAATCCAATCCAACTAAGAACAGTGAAGGTTATGTGCCCACGGGTCAGCTATTGTATCATTCGGCAGGTTCGGGGAAGACATTGCTGATGCTTCTTACAGTATTTTTTTGGATGATGAAATGGTGGGGCAAAAAATCGGTATACTCTGAAGCACCCCCTTTGGGTGTGAAAAACTCGAACCAAAAGGGTATATGCAATTTCATAATATTCATATCGGAAAAAGATCAAGTGAAAGATTTGAAGGGTCAAGACGGTCTAGATAAATTTATGCAAATCATGAATGAAGTAGCAGATGATAAAAGCTCTGAAGACCTAATAAAATTCAACAATCGGTGGCAAAGTTTTTTGGACGATCTCCCTGACAAAAAAGTTGTCTTAAAATTCTCAAGCAAAACACAACCCGGAGAAAAGTTAGCCCAGATTCCATTGTATCCTGATAAAGATGCTCATGGTAAAGTTGAATCGTGGAGAGGTGACGGCAATGTTGCAATTATATGCAAAAGGAATCATCCTTTTTTCAGAAAGGTTGTTCCAACCATGGGGATGATACAAGCCGGAGAGAATGTTTATAAAAATAGTGAAAAGTGGCAAGAGCGTCAATTCATTAAGGGTCCTGACAACATTTATGATAAAAACTTTAATTCAACATCTCCACTGGGTATAAAGTTGAAAAGTGTGTTTTCTAATGAAAAGAGGGGATACTCACAACTGAGCATATACTTACAATCCATCACTTATGCGTATTCGGTGCTTAGGATGAATAACAAATCTTACAATTCACAACAAGTCTACGACAAATTGGACAAAGAATGTAGCTATATATTAACGAATTACGATATCGCCAAGGGGGCGTATTATCAGTTCACGGAAGAGATGATTGTACAACTGTATTCTAGGGTGAAGGCGTTCACGTCACGCGCGGCACAAGTTGCTAGGATGTCCCTAGCCGGGTCTGACGGTATGGGTGCAGACGGGATGCGTCTTCATTACAAGAATATCAAGGATATCAAGGATGAATCGAAGGGCGATAAGGATCTCGTGGACCTACTTTCGGAAGGCGATTTCATCCGTTTCAGGGTTGGAACCAGTAAGGATCAACAAGATATGGATTTCACGAAAGAAGCGGGGTTATCTGAAGTGAGAGAAGCCTGTGGAAACCACTGGAAAGAGTGGGCAGAAAATAACAAGGGTGGAGTAAGTCCGTTCTACAAGGTTATGAATACAAAGAAAGTATTATATGGAGAGAGAAAAGACAAAGAATTTACGTTTATTAAGGTTCAAAGAATGTTGATACACGAATTAACAGAACACAATAAGAAAAACCAATTCGATCCTATTTTTTATGGAGATGTCGATGAAGTGACACAAAGCAAAGAACGAAAGTCAGATGAAACCGTTAAACACTCGAATATTAGGAAAGGGTTTCAAATTTATGACGTAGTGAGACCATCCTTCCAGCCTCTGGCGGTGGATCCTATCGAAACCTTCTGTGACTCGGCAGACATGAGATCAGCACAGCAAACTTTGCCAGGTCAGGCGCTTAAACTCATTCTCTCCAACTCCGGTGCGGAAATGCGCGACAAAAGGACGTACCAACTGGCACCAAAGGAGCAACCCAACAGCTCATCTGAGTGGGGAGTGAATCTGAAAGATGTCGGTCTCGCTTCGAGTAATTTGTGGTGGGTGCCATATGGAGAGCATCCTGCGTGGCTCTCCGTAGGAGACAATGAGAAGACGAAAAAATGGGAGGAATTACAGAAAACTCCGAATGGTACACTACAGCCAGGGAAGGAAGATTTTCTTGCTGACATTAGGACCAATATTGTGCCACCTCCTATGATGCCTAAGACAGTGCTTTTGGGTATGACAAGTCAAATGGCGTTGCAACTTTTTCACAAGTTACCGGATGGTGCATTGTACATTGTGGATGAAATACAAAAATATGTTGGTAATCAGGATAAACCAGGTAGCTTAAGTACAATAAATAATATAATAGAAAGAAGAAATTTCTTTTGTATGTTGTCAGAAGCGGTCAAACCTAAATTTGACATGTGCAGTGCAGATAAAAATAACAAAACAGCCAATAATAATAATTTTTCTAACAATAAAACTACACTAAAAAAGCCAGCAATCGAAGAAAATTACCAAGAATTCTGCAAAAAAGCCGCAGAAGACGCCAATTGGAAAAATAAGAAAGGACCGAATCCATTTTCTGGATTACCACACATGAGAGCGCTAACGACAGATAGTAGTAGTGTAAGAAAATTCAACATTTCTCCGGGAGGGGGGTACATACAGGGAGCAACAGCAACCCCGATGATTGTATCACTAGAATCAAAGCCAAACTCAGATTCGGTAAATGAACTGGAACGTATGTTCCGTCTCATTGGAGCATGCAGAAACCAAAAGATAAAACCTATCACTAAGGGTATGCTCCAAAGGAAGATGATAACAAAAAAAAATGGGACAAAAGTCGAACAAAATACTAAGTTGGTGAAGAAGGCCTACAGAAAAGCAATGGAAAGATACCTGAGAGAATCTAAAGTGCTCATATCATTCATTGACCTTGGCATGGACGTAACAAAGGTACCTATGTCCACGGGGAGAGGAAAAGATCGTCTCACTCGGTCAAGCAGTATTGTAGAAGTGGATATAGGAATCAAGAATAGAAAGAAAAGGATGCATACCCTGAATTTTGGAACCGGGAAAACTGTTGAAGATAGAATAGGATATCCAAGCATGAGCGTGAACAACAACAACAAAACAGCGGCAAACCCAGCGGCGGAAACAGCAGCAGCAACAAAAACAGCAAAAGACAAAAAAACAGCAAAAGACAAAAAAACAGCCAAGCAACAGAAATCGGGGAAAGCTAGAGGAGATTGGGGTAACGAAAACGCAGCAGCAAGAACCAGAAGATATCTCGCTAGTAAAACGACAAGACAGATAGCTGCTGAGCGATGACTCGACAAATAATCATTCCTGTTTTTTTTACTTAAAGACAGCATTACACCTGCTACCAAACAATGGTCGGACAGAAGCTTGTAGCGTGGCACACTGATGGAATCGAAGCCGTCATGGGTAACATTGCCTATGGCGAATGCCGTCCCAATCAGAGTGGCCTTGGAAAGTCGTGCACCATGAACTTTATGGATAACGGCACGCCATTGAAACTCATCGTACAGACACCGAAGATGTATGCCCCTTTCGGTGCTAAGGAGTGGGAGGCCAAGGAGCCTAATAAGTCTCCCAAGTGGGATCTCGTTCTCAACTTCAAGGGCAATTCCACCATGATGAATATGTTCGTAGATCTCATCAAGCAAATTGATGAGGCAAACATCACTTTTGCGTTCGAAAATCAAGAGACCTTCTTCAACGAGAAGGGGAAAAGTCGTGACATCATTGCCGATAGGTACTCGAACATGTTCAACAATAAAGATTCGAAGTATGATCCCAAGCTCAACACCAAGTTGGACGTGCGTCAGGGAAACTACCAGGGACAAGTCTATGACGCGAATGCTGTTCTCCAGCCGCTTGATTACGTCACACCGCAATGCTACGTTCAGGGACTTATTGAGTTCGGTAGCATGTGGGTGGTTGACAAGAGATTCGGGATGAGCGTTCGCACAATCCAGATGATGGTTCACAAGCAGGAGCAAATCACTGGTCTTGCGATCACACCGATGGAGACGGACGAAGACCCCACGCAGCATGTGCACGACAACAATGACTCGAATTACGAAGAGTACTAACTAACCTAATAATGGAGCGATAACAGTGTTTGGACTTTTCTGAGGTGATTTGGATTTGTTGGGAGGTTTGTTGGGAGGTTTGTTGGGAGGTTTGTTGGGAGGTTTGTTGGGAGGTTTGTTGGGCGGTTTGTTGGGAGGTTTGTTGGGAGGTTTGTTGGGCGGTTTGAGGAGTGCTTTGTTAGGTTTGATTCTGTTGTCGTACATTTGAGAATATAGTAAACGTTCCGCCACATTTGATTTACCCAAAGGGATAGTCTGCAATAAAGATGAAATTTCAAAAGTACCACTATATATGACATCCATATTTTTAGGAGCTTTCTCCTGAAACATTTTTAATGCTGCAAACATCTTTTTCAACGAAGTTATCACTCTATTATTTTCAATATTTGAAGAATTCTTTATTTTTTGATAAAAACTTATTACTGATTGTGCATGATGAATTATCTTTGAGTATTCTCTTGTTTGACTTTTCTTGTAACTAGAATTAGTTTCATTTTCTTTAGTCAAATATAATTGTAAATCTTCAATTTTAAGTGTTTTTAGAGAGTCTTTAGTTATTTTTCTTGTTATGTCAGCAAATGCAGTTGCATTGAAAGTAGAATTTTTTCCGGCTATAAGTAACAAAAATTCGGTTGGAATTTTGTTTGATTTAGTAGAAGCCCATTTGAGATGTTCTTGATCGTATATATCAGTTATAGAATCAAATAAAGTTTTAGCCAATTCTTTTGCTATTTGAATTTTCGATGCCGGTATTTGTTTGAATATGAGGGCTATTTGTTCTATTATTCTATCGTCAACTAAAGCGCCATATTTTGTCTTTTCTGCATCTTTTAGCTTTCTTTGTATTGAATTTATATTGTTTTGACTCAATTGAAAAATATTTTTAGTAAACAAATTTGTTTTTACACATCCCGTATCATATATTGCTTTAGATATTGTGGGATCTTTGTCAAGCTTCTGCATCCTTAGCAAAACACATCCCAGTCTGAGCAATAACTTCATCGTATCATCTTTTGACTTCACCAATGAAGCACCAAAATACTCATCCGTGCGCTTTCCAATCTCATGAAACAATTCGTCACTAGTTTTCGTTTTGTAAGACATATTTCTGTCCAACGCTTTAGCAAGTGCGGGTTGTAACAATGCAACAGATGTTTGAGGAAGACTTTTTATATCTCTTTGTCTTACAATTCGGAGTGTTTCTTGCCACTTTCTTGGAGAATCCGTGTATGCTTGCAGTGCAAGCGAGATTAGATATGGAGGTTTAGTCATATTATAAATACAATATATTTTTAAAGAACAAAAGTCTTTCCATAAATGGTCAAAGTCACGGGGGAGGGGGTAAATGGATATTATCATTTAGTGAGACTGGTATACATAACAGGATCCTTTTGTGTTGGAAGTTTTACCCAATGATAATTTGCTTCATTAACGTCGGTCCACTGGTCTCCGATGGTTAGACCGATTGGTCTCACTATTGAAATACCTTTCCTCAATACAGCTTTAAAATTACGTAGTTTTGGGTAATGATCATTAGCATGATATTCATGTAACTTCATCTTATTATTACTGAAATTTGCCATGATAATACTTTTGGTAACATTTGTGTTAGGTCGTGCCGTTATAAGCGTTATATACATTCCCGATGAAACCGCATACTTAAGTACATCACAAATCTGTACGATAGGTCGGTACAACGGTAACGCTTTTCTTTCTCCGTGTGCAAAATCGCGACCACCAGAGTATACGTGACCTATTATGGTATTTGGATCAAAAAGAGTGTCGTCAAAATCAAAAACAATCATAGATCCTTTAGGTAGCTTGCTTATACATTCAACACAAAGAGTTCTCGCTCTATCAAGCTCACCTGGTATGGAAACTAAAGATTCCTCTTTCCCTACAATTAAAAACAAACCAGCAAAGAAAACGCCCAAGGGCAGTGCAATACTACTCATTTCAAATACACAAATGTTTTATTTTGGCAACTAAATGATTACGGTAAAATTTAACCCGCATAGAACCATTCGCAAAGCGAGGAATGTCACCCCAACCATGGGAGGTCCCTAGTCCTCCCCGTAGCACTAATTCAACTTGCGCTTCTTGGACTTTTTCGTGGACTTTTTCGTGGTCTCGTGTGCCAGCATAAGCTCCTTCCAGCACATTTCGGCCAGCTCTCTCCAGTCGGACCGGTGCTTCTTCACGTGCTCCACTGACTTGTCCATGACCTCGGACTTGTAGGCAGCACGTTCTGCAGCCTTACTGCCATCCTTACTGCCAGCCTGCTTGTAGCGACTCGTCTGAGCGAACTTGACGTACTTCCCATCCTTCCAGATCTTTGTGGGATGCCACAGATTCGCCAAGCCCTTACTGTCGGAATGCTCGACATTATCGGACTTCGGGCGGTGGCCAATGAACATGAGGAGTCCGTAGAAGCGCTTGTTCGCGTAAAGATACCACGGCAGACTTGACTTTTCAGCATCTTCACAGCAGATATTCCAAAGATTCTTGCATGAGGACATATCCAAACCCAAATCCGTCAATGTGGTGAATATAAGCTGAAGGTCACGATAATCGAATGTCGCGGCTGTCAAATCATCGTACAGAAGACCGGCAAGGTCGAGAATCATCCGGGGAATGCCACCCGTATGATCGACAGTGTCGTCGGTTAGCTCCTTGATGTGGCTTCCAATGAGCTTTGCGACCTTTGAAGACTTGCATGGAGCGCACACGGTCACGCCTGTGCCCTTGCAGTGCCAGCCGCCCTGTCCTTTGATCACAAGGTTGTGAATCAGGCACATCTTTCCGTGACCACTCAAGTCGACGAACTTGGAGACAACCTCATCTCGTGTCCATGCTTCGCCATCACGATTCCTCGCTCCAAACTCTTGGCGGAATATCTGGATGCGATTTTGTACATTGACGACCTTGGGATTCTTTAGAACGATCATGTTGTCCACCAATTCATACGGAGGAGTTGCGGAGGCAGATTTCACTCGTTTCTTTGGCGATGGCATCAGGAGCAAGTCCAAGCCGGAGGGGGTCAGATTGGATTCAAATGAAGAGATTGGAGGCGAGGGGTCCTCGGATATCTGCTCCCAGCTTCGCTCAGAGGTGATGGTTTGCTCCCCGCTTGGCTCTTGCTCGCCGCTGACAGCGTCGACGGCGCCTTGAGAGATTTCAAGGAATGTGTCATCACCCTCACCACTATTCAATTGAGACAACATCTCAGAGTCGATCGAAAAACGTGACCCGATAGATTGCCCCGATCCTTGCAGTGTGGGAATTTTGAAACGCGTTGGCGACGAACAGTCTTGTGCCTTGACGTCGGCGAGCGATGAGGTCGACACATGCTCTGGGTCACCATTGGCCTCTGAGGCCATACTGAAGCTGTCACCCATGAGTAACTGGGCAAAGGATGCCATATGAAACTGGGGTGCGCGAGGAGGAGCGAGAGCCAGGCGCGGAGCGTCAACTGTACCCGAGCGTGTCCACCCTGACAAGCGGTTGGGTTTGACTTGGCACCACAAGGAAACACATGTGTATCCTCAAGGACACCAGCCATCTTGGCCACACTCCTAGACCCTTTTCTTTCTCTTTCTTTTCTAAACT